CTTTTGGTCCCGAATGGGACACTCTCATTGATCATGCTTTTAGCTATGATAGTGAAGAGGGTGTTCTTGCTTGGGACTATTCTAAGTATGATGTCCGAATGAGTTCGCAAGTTGTGAAAGCTGTCTTAGGTATGTATATAGAACTTGCTCTTGGGGCTGGTTATCACCAAGATGATATTCACATTATGAGAATGATGGTCAACGACATTGCACATCCTTTGATTGATTACAATGGAGTGCTTTTGATGGCATTCAACATGAACACGTCAGGAAATAGTATAACTGTGAATATAAACAGTACTGCTAATTCCTTATATGTTCGCATGGGATTTTTCTCATGCATCCCTGAGGTGGAGGACTTCAGGGCTAACATGGCTTGCATGACGTATGGTGATGATTTTATTGGAAGTTTGCGCAAGGAATATCATGATCGCTTCAATTTTGAAGTGTACCGAGATTTCCTAGCCAAGCATGATATGAAGATCACACTACCCGACAAAGGCAATACCTCGAGTGCTTTTATGGAAATTGAAGATGTTGATTTCTTGAAACGAAAAAGCAAATACATTGAAGAGATCGAAACGACAATCGGTCAACTTGATGAAATGTCTATTTTCAAGAGTTTGCATGCAAATTTAAAATCTAAAGAAGCTACGCTTGAGCAGGTTGCAGCAAGTTGTGTTGAGAGCGCACTGCATGAGTGGTTTGCTTACGGCAAGAACCATTATGAATTGCGCAGGGAACAGATGAAAGAAGTTTGTCAAAATGTTGGCTTATTGAATTTATCTGTTTTGGACTACACGTTTGAAGATCGTGTAGAACATTGGAGGGAAAAACATCTTCTGGGATAGCGTAGTTACAATAACATGAGTGGACGCTCCTATTTTTCGATATATATTTCATGTTGGTATATGTTACATAGTTTCATACTTCTATAAAAAGTGTACATAAATTTCCTGTAAATACAAGGCGTTTTCCCTCTTCGCGAAGTCTAAAAGAGGCCCAAGACATAGAGGATGTCTATAATTTTCCTTCAGCGCTGGATGGCGCGATTGAACACATTGCGAGTGGACTATCAGTTTTATTAGTGGTAGTCGTCGCCTACACCCTGTATGATATGACTGAATCATATAGGAAGAGAATGGATCAACCAGATGAAGAAATTCATTTCACACTTGATCCACAAACGGGAGGAGATATTCTTCCACAGTCAAAAGAAGAGGTTACATCACCAACATTGATACCAGTGACTTATGTGTTTCCACACACAAATTCTTACTGTTGTCCTTATACGCAATATTTTACTTACGATGTTGCAAGTGATATCAAACCTCAAGCCTCTGAAGGTCCCACAGGTAACAAACTTACCACTCAAAATGTAACTTTTCATGACTATTCTCCTGGAGCTACTGTTTCAGTCGAGTCTAATTATGATGATGTGCACAATGAAACAATTGAAAATGATTTAGATTTGAATAATTTCTTTTCTCGACCTGTTTTGATTGCTTTTACCGAGTGGCAAGTTGGAAACGGTGCTGGAATACTTTCTGCCAATTTGAATCCGTGGTCATTGTATTTTCGA